TTATTGAATCGTCAGAACCACGCGGCCAATCAGCCTGATATCATCAATCCCGCAATCAAACGCTACGCCTATGCCGCTGACGTGCACCTTCCTGACCGGAATGCGCGTTAGCGTCCTGACGCTGGCGGTTCCTTCAATTTCGACCAACCAGACGCCGTCATGCATATCTTCAAAATCGGTATCGATGATGTACTGGGTGGTTTCCGCCAACAGTAAGAAAGCACTGCGCGGTTCCTGTTTCAATGGCGCGTATAACGCTTTATCCAGCATCACATAACCCGCTTCCTCGATTTTGCCGCTGATTAGCTTTTTTCTAATCAGTGTGGGCGTGTCGGGTTTGCTTTCAGAGAATTTTGAGCCTTTGCCTGTGATCAACCATTGCAGGTCTGCGCCCGTTTCCATCACGCACTGTAAAACGATATCTGAAGGAAAAACATCACGTTTATAGCGTGCAGACAGGCTACTTGCTGCAATTCCAAGGTGATCTGCAAGCTGCATTTTCATGGTAAAGCCGTAGGCATCGACAACGCGATCCAGAGCTTCTGCGCTCGAGTTCGGAAATTTGAAATTAGTATAAACGCTCATTTTTATTGACACTTAGATTTAGTCTAAGTATCCTCCAGTTTAAGTTAGCCTTTGAATGATGCAACAGGGTGCGGCTTTATCTGATAACTCAGGATTTTGCCTGATGAGGCTCATTTTTACAATCATCAAGCCAGAACCTTATTGTCGCAATGAGATGCAGGGCTAATGCAGTCAGCGCACGTGGAGAGGCGCGTAAAAGCGCGCTTTCAGGGTCGAAAGCGCTCTCAGGCCGCGGCTGGCGTAGCAACGCGCCCTGTCCGGGGCAATCTGGGGGGAAACCGTCTGCGCACCTGCCGTTTCGCTTAATGCTTAACGAGCGTCATGGATGAGACAGGCGCGAATCCGCCGCCAGTAAAACGTCACTGTAATAACAATGAGGGTATTGATTCGTCAAAACCCGCTGCAACGTTTATCGGAGGAGCCTATGAACCGCACCGTCCAGGTCATCAGTCAGTCATCTGCCGGGCCACGTTTCACCGCAGAGCAAGACTGCCACAGCGAAAAAATGACGTTTGATGCGTTTCGACAGCACTGGCGCTTGCTGCGCGATCACAATCGAAACCCATCACTTCGCTATTTTAATCGTCAAAATGATGACTTTAAATTTTGCGTATTAACCCTGGCTAACCGCGACTGCCCGGGCATGTTCAGGCTGGAAGACATTGGCAGGCCTTTCCGGTTTTTTGACCAGGCGCGCCGTGAGCACATCATTTTAGCAATGAATAAGCTGGCCCGCTGGGGAAACATGTTGCCGCGTCAGTTCTCAACGGCTGACTGCTTTCTGCCTGAATAAATAAATCACCCCTGAAGTGATGACGTAAACCCGTCGGGCATGCCTTTGCCCAAAATCTGGAGAGAAATGATGAATACCGAGACACATCCAATGAACGACGCCATGGCCTTTACCCTCAATAAACTGCTCGATAATGAGCGTAAAGCCTGTGCGCTGGCCGTGGCGAAGCGGCTGAGTGCGATGGCAGCGCACATTACGCGGCAGACGCTAAACGGCATCGAAGCAGCAGAGCTGTTGCGATCTGAAGCTGAGCGTTATGAAAACGAATCAGGTGAGATGCGCTAATGGCAGATGCAATCGATATTGCGCAGCAGCGCAGCGAGGAAATCCTGGCGCAAAATATCGCGCAGGTTACGCAACGTCCTGTGGCGATCGGCGCCTCGCTCTGTGAAGAGTGCGACGCACCGATTCCTGAAGCGCGCCGTCGTGCGCTGCAGGGCGTGACCCGCTGCCTCTCCTGTCAGGAGTTGAGCGAGCTGAGAGCACGTCTTCACTACGGGAATACGCGATGATGTCGTTCGCTTACCCGTGGAATGCCCCGCGGCTGGCGATAGCCAGCCCGTATCTGACCCATGACCAGCAGCAGCACCGTCATCGACAGATTGCGGCGTGGTTGCACGGACAGAAAATTCTTCGTGCCCAGCCCAGCATTGTCCAGATGGACGTGAAGCGTCGTCTTGCCAGTCTGGAACAGCAGCAGGGAACAGCCCGGGCCAATGCCTACTTAGCAAAAACCTTTGTTGAGCGCACATTGCCACGTGTTGACGCTGTTAATCGACGTTATCAACTGCATGATATGCGCACGGGCGTTGTCGCACAGCTGACCCGCAGCATGTCCTGCCCGCAGGGGGCAGCCAGAGCCGCCGGCACGCTGTGGGAACTGATGAAACGCTTTAACCGCCTTGCGGATATGTCCCGTGCCGACACTGATGTGCTGGCAGGGGATATCGCGCATTTTATTCACGCGGAGCTGGTGCAACTGCACACTCACGCCCAAACCGATACGGACTACCGTTATACCCACAGACTGTATATGACCGCGGCGGTGATCACCCGTGAGCTGGGTCAGACGCCGCCTTTATGGGAAACCGTCAGCGCCCGCGTATTCTGCCCTGAAGCGGTGACCTCGGCCATTCTGCGTATGCAGGCGGAAAAATGGTGGAAAGGCCAGCTGCGTCGTATCAGTGCCTTCTGGCGTGAACATCTGCATATCGCCCTGGCGAACGTCAATAAAACGCATTCCCCTTATGCCAGCCTTATGGCCGTAGCGGAATGGCGTGAGCAACGCCGACGTACCCGTGATTTCCTCCAGGGAATGGATCTGGAGGATGAAGAGGGCAACCGCATCAGCCTGATTGAAAAATACGACGGCAGCGTAGCCAATCCGGCTATTCGTCGTGCTGAACTGATGACGCGTATTCGTGGCTTCGAAACCATCTGTCAGGATATGGGCTTTCGGGCCTGCTTCTACACGTTAACCGCGCCGTCACGCTATCACGCGACCTTGCAGAGTGGTCACCGTAACGCTAAATGGACGGGGGCCAGCCCGGCTGAAACACAGCACTATCTCTGCTCACTCTGGCAAAAAGTGCGGGCCAAACTGCATCGTGAAAAGATCAGCATTTTTGGTTTACGGGTTGCGGAGCCGCATCATGATGGCACGCCCCACTGGCATCTGCTGATGTTTATGCGCCCTGAAGACGTTAACCGCGTAGACGAGATCCTGCGCCATTACGCCTGCCAGCAGGACAGTGAGGAACTGAACAGCGCAAAGGCACGTAAAGCCCGTTTTCACGTCGAAGCGATCGATCCGGCGAAAGGCAGCGCGACCGGCTATGTTGCCAAATATGTTTCTAAAAACATTGACGGCTATGCGCTAGAGGGCGAGCGGGATAACGAGAGCGGTAAACCGCTAAGAGAGACGGCGATGGCGGTGTCGGCATGGGCAGCACGCTGGCACATCCGCCAGTTTCAGTTTATTGGAGGTGCGCCCGTAACAGTTTATCGCGAACTTCGCCGTATGGCGGACACCGAAACCGCGCATGGCCTGAGCGTGGAATTCGCCGCGGTGCACGATGCGGCAGATGCCGGTCAATGGGCCGACTACATCAATGCCCAGGGCGGCCCGTTCGTTAAACGCGACGCGCTTGCGGTGCGCACCTGGTACCAGCCCGCGGAAAACTGTAATGCATTTGGTGAGGAAATCCAGTCAATTAAAGGCGTTTACGCCACTGCCGTTGGTGCTGATACGCCAGTCCTGACGCGGTTAAAGCTATGGAAGCTGGTGCCCAAACGTGCTGAAGATGCGGGCGACGAAAAAAGCCAGTCCGCTTCGTTGTCTTGGAGTTCTGTTAATAACTGTACGGACCCCGTAAGCCGTTTTTATGCCAGAAGTGAGGTCTCTGACGATCTGCGCACAGATCCGTGGCGCAGAGGTCACGAAGGCGAAAGGGCTTCCAGGTTTATCTGCCGGGCTTCGCCTTTACGCATTCCTGGCCCTGTTTCAGGCTACGACAGAGGCGATGCTTCTCCTGCAGCCCAGCCAACGGTGAGGATTTCTTTTTCGCCCTGACGTGACGAAAAGACGGAGTGAAAACCTGCTGTTTTGGATGGGTAAATGAAGAAAATCTATTGATTTTTCTTACGCTTCTGGCGTAAGTGTGCCTTCACCTGTCTGGCAGGCAGTACAACAAAAGTTGATGCCTATCAACATGATATAATTTTTTACGAACTATCTTAAAACGCTTCCACAGTTAACGAATGCTATGATACTGTATGTATGTACAGTATTTATTTGGGGGAGGGAATTGTGGGAAATGAATTACATGAGCGAGTCATGCTTGAACGCGTCGAACTTATCGCCAGGCTTACCAGTGAAGGAGCCTGCCGGGAGCGTGACAGGGAAATCGCGTTAAATTTGATCGCTGAAATCGCTGCGAACTACACCCTTTCCGATAACCACTTTTCTGTTGTCTTTGCGGCGACGCCTTTAAAAAAATCATGATGGCGACGCATTCACTGTGACATCAGGACGGTTGTCCGTTGCCTGAGCCATCTTAACGGATGAGAGGGTTCAGGCGCGGGCAACAGCAAAACCGCGCCAGTGCGTTTTATCGCTGACATTGCGTCATGACCGACCGAAAACGCCGGGCATCTGCTGCCTGCAGGCGTTTGCAGCAACCCCTGTTCGCCAGGCGTAGTCTTCCCCCACCTTTACTGAATAACGTTATCCCGGCCGCTTTCCTGTCAGCGTTCGCGGCAATCTTTTGGTTACTGCCCCTTTCCTGTTGCTGGCTTACGACCTCTCCCGGTCGTCGCTGTGAAAGCAAATACGCTCACGTCATCCCAGCGCTTTCGCGACCCTTCCATCGGCGCCCGCATTCAGGGTGTAAGCCTCTGCCCGCCCAGCCTTGAGCGGACGGCCTTGCGTTGAGCAAGCGCCTGCTGAGGCACACACTACTTCTGACAAGCGGCAGGCACAGCAATCTCTGGATCGCTCTGCGCGAAGGCCAATGCACATCGCGTATCCGGGTTATCCGGATTCGGCTTCAGGGCGGTTTGGTGGCCCGACGGTGCAATTCTCTGAACCGATTTCTGTTGGCCAACGGGGCCTTTATTGCCTGTCACCACGACAGCGGATGTTCTCAACTTATCGCCTACTCGACCATGGCTTTTACGCTCATAAGGGGCCAATCAATGCTGATTTACGCACAACAGGAAGAAACCGTTGATGAGATCTGCTGGCGTTACTACGGACGCACGCAGCAGGCGGTTGAACAGGTTTATGCCGCCAATCCTGGCCTGGCAGAACAAGGCCCAACATTACCGCACGGATGCAGAGTGGTGTTACCGGAGCTGCCTCAGGCGGCCACGGGTGAAACCCTCAATCTGTGGGATTAGCGCCAATGGAAAAAATCAGTTCTCTGATTAATTACCTCATCGGGATCGTCCTGATGTGGTTTGGACGTCACACACCGCAGGATATCGCCTTTATGGTTGGCTCTGGCGTCGCCGTTTTGACCATGTGCACCAACGTTGCGACGTTTTTTATCAACTGGCACTACCGTCGCAAAACTTACGAGCTACAGCAGCGCAACTTACAGGGGCTTAACTTTGAGCCAGACCGCTAAACGTTGCGCCGTGGCGGCCGTACTGGCCCTGGCCGCGTTGCTACCGCAAATCAACATGCTGAAAACCTCTGAAGCCGGCCTGAAGCTGATTGCCGATGCAGAAGGTTGCCGCACCTCGCCCTATCAGTGCAGCGCCGGCGTCTGGACCAACGGCATTGGTCACACGCAAGGTGTTACCCCGACCAGTGTGGTGAACGAGCGTCAGGCCGCGGTAAACCTGGTTTACGACGTGATGCGCGTTGAACGCGGGATCGACCAGTGCATGCCACGTGAAATGCCGTACCAGGTTTATGACGCGGTGGTGTCATTCGGTTTTAACGTTGGCGTGCACGCCGCCTGTCAATCAACCCTGGCGGGATTGATCAACAGCGGCCGCTGGCACGATGCCTGCCTGCAGCTTAAGCGCTGGGTATATGTCAAAGGCACCTACAACCCGGGCCTGGATAACCGTCGCCAGCGCGAAATGGCGTGGTGTTTAAAAGGAGCGGCATGATGCGACTGGTTGCACTGGCGATCGCCATTTTGCTTATTGCCCTGGGCTTAACCGGCTGGCGCCTTAGCGTGATGACTCATCAACGGGATGAGGCACAGCGCAGGGTGAGTACGCTGACGGCTGACGTCAGCAGCCGGGACAAGGCGCTGGCCCAACTCGATGCGGATATCCAGGCTAGCCGAAAACGCGAGGCGGCGCTGCGGCTGCTTCAGAACCAGGCCAGCGCGCAGGCGCTCCATCGTGAAACCATTATCAGAAGAGAAACCGATGCCAATCCCGCTTTACGTGCCTGGAGCGCTGCTGCTTTGCCTGCTGACGTTATCCGGCTGCACAGCCGTCCGGCCTTCAGCAATGCCCGAGATTATCTGGACTGGTTGTCCACGCGTGACAAGTTGCCCCATTCCGGAAAACAACCTGCAGACGCAGGGTGATTTGGCGGCGGATAACCGCCAGTTAGAGGCTGCGCTCGCATCGTGCGGGTTGCAGATTGAGATGATTAAAGCGTGCCAGGAGCAGCATGATGTTGAAAGCGACCCAACTACGCCAGGTGCTGATAAACAGCGTTCCGCTGCTTCAGCAAAATCCTGACAACCTGACGATAGCGATTCAGTCCGGAAACCTGGTTTCCACGCTGGCCAGCTCGCTGTCGTTTGAATACCACTTCCAGCTGGCCGTCACGATTACTGACTACGCAGAGGATATCGATCTGATCATGGTTCCCCTGCTGACATGGCTCCGGGAAAACCAGCCCGACATCATGGTTTCGGATGAGAAACGTCGCACCGGCTTTACCTTCACCCTTGAGGCAACCGGCGATGGGCGCAGTAAGGTGAATATCACTCTGCAACTGACCGAACGCGTCTGGGTTGAGCAGCAGAACGGCGCATTACACATCACGCATCTGCCAGAACCGGCTATGCCGGAAAATGTTGAGCGCCCCTGGCAGTTGTACATCAAAGGCAAGCTGGTCAGCGAATGGAAAACATAGCGATAACCCTTATTCGCTGACGCGCTGTTTAGCCATCCCTGGGTAAACGGCATTCGATTGCCGCTTTTCTCCTGCAACGAGAAACTAATGCCATGAACGAGCAAATATTAGAAATCAAGCGCTTGCTGCGCAACATGGTCCGCATTGGCACCGTTGCCGCCATCAATCTGGAGGCGGGAACCTGCCGGGTAAAAACCGGCGATAACACCACTGACTGGCTGCACTGGCTAAGTGCCCGGGCGGGAAGAACCCGTTCATGGAATGCGCCGTCGCCAGGCGAGCAGGTGCTGATCATAAGCCTGGGCGGTGAGCTGAACAGCGGCTTCGTGTTACCCGGCGTGTTCTCTGACGCCAGCCCGGCGCCCTCGGCCTCTGCCGATGCGCTGCACTACTCTTTTCCCGATGGTGCGGTCATTGAATACGAGCCTGCAACCGGCGCGCTGAAAGCCGAAGGGATTCAGACGGCGACGATCAAGGCGGCTGTCAAAATCCTGCTGGATACGCCAGAAGTGGAGTGCACCACGTTACTGAAAACCGCCACGCTGGAAGTGACCCAGGGCGGCACCATGAAGGGCGATGTGTCGCACAGCGGCGGCAGCTTCGCCTCCAATGGCAAAGTGCTGCATACGCACCAGCATCCGGGCGACAGCGGTGGCACCACAGGAGCACCATTATGACAACAGCACGCTACACCGGCATGAGCCGCGAAACAGGCGTAACCCTCGTTGAGCTGGAGCATATCCGCCAGTCCGTCCGTGACATTCTGACGACGCCGCTGGGATCGCGGGTGATGCGCCGTAACTACGGTTCACTGTTGTCGGCGCTAATCGACCAGCCGCAGAACGACAGGTTGCGCCTGCAAATCATGTCAGCCTGTTATATGGCGATCCTGCAGTGGGAGCCGCGCATCAGCCTGACTGCCATTAATTTTGAATCTGCGTTTGACGGCGGGATGGTGGTGGAAATCACCGGCAACCGTGCGGACACCGCGCAGGATTTTTCGTTAACCGTCCCTGTGAGTTGAATCATGCCTACTATCGACCTGAGCCAGCTGCCTGCGCCAAACGTGGTGGAAACGCTGGACTATGAAACGCTGCTTGCCGAACGCAAAGCCACTTTGATTTCGCTCTATCCTGCAGACGAGCAGGCATCGGTTGCCCGGGTTCTGGCGCTGGAGTCCGACCCGCTGGTGAAACTCCTGCAGGAGAACGCCTACCGGGAAGTCATTCTGCGTCAGCGCATCAACGAGGCGGCCAAGGCGGTGATGGTGGCCTGGGCCAGCGGCAGCGATCTGGATCAACTGGGCGCCAACAACGGCGTGACGCGGCTGGTGCTGACGCCGGCGGATACCAGCGCTACGCCGCCCGTTGAGGCGGTAATGGAGCGGGATGAAGACTTCCGTGCCCGCATTGCCGCCGCGTTTGAAGGGCTGAGTGTTGCGGGGCCGTCCGGTGCTTACGAATTTCATGCTCGCAGCGCCGATGGCCGCGTAGCCGATGCTTCGGCTATCAGTCCCTCTCCCGCCAGCGTCACGATTACCGTGCTGTCCCGCGAAGGCAACGGTGCGGCGGGCAGCGACCTGCTGGCGATCGTGAATGCCGCGCTAAATGACGAAGATGTCCGTCCGGTTGCTGACCGGGTTACCGTCCAGTCGGCTCAGATTGTGGATTACCGCGTTGACGCCACGCTGTATTTGTATCCCGGTCCCGAGGCGGAGCCCATCCGTGCCGCATCCGAGGCGAAGCTCAAGGCATTTGTCAACACCCAGGCTCGTTTAGGCCGCGATATTCGCAAGTCTGCGCTGTATGCCGCGCTACATGTAGAAGGTGTACAGCGCGTCGAACTGGCCCAGCCGGTGGCCGATGTGGTGCTGGATAAAACCCAGGCGGCGTTCTGCACCGGCTACCAGATCACGGTAGGAGGTTCCGATGAGTAAACGCCTGCTGCCAACGGGTTCATCAGCCCTGGAAGTTGCCGCGGCTGAAGCCTGCGCAGCGCTGGAATCCATTCCTGTTCCTTTGCGCCAGTTATGGAATTCGCAGACCTGTCCGGTGGAGCTACTGCCTTACCTGGCCTGGGCCTGGTCGGTGGATCGTTGGGATTCGGGCTGGAGCGAAAGCACGAAACGCAGCGTGGTTGCTGCATCGGAATATATCCATAAACACAAAGGGACGATTGGCTCTCTGCGCCGTGTGGTGGAGCCACTGGGCTACCTGATTCGCATTAAGGAATGGTGGCAAACCAATGAAGCGCCCGGCACCTTTCGCCTTGATGTCGGCGTACTGGAAACCGGTATTACCGAAGCGATGTACAACGAGCTGGAGCGGCTGATTGCCGATGCCAAGCCGGTGAGTCGCCACCTGACTGGGTTATCCATCAACCTGGACAGCACCGGCACCGTTCCTGTTGCGGCCGCCAGTTACAGTGGCGATGAGCTTACTGTTTACCCCTATACACCTGAAGTTATCACCGCAGGCGGTTCCGGTTACACCGGCGCAGCGGTCCATCTTATTGACCTGACGGAAGTGAGAGCATGACAACGAAATATTTTGCCCTACTGACCAATCAGGGCGCGGCAAAGCTGGCCAATGCCGCGGCCCTGGGAACCCAACTGCAGATTACCCAGATGGCGGTGGGTGACGGCGGCGGTGTTTTGCCTACGCCCGATCCTGCGCAGACCAAACTGGTGGGCGAAAAGCGCCGTGCCGCGCTGAATTCGCTGAAGGTGGATGCCGCGAACAGCAGCCAGATTATCGCTGAACAGATTATCCCTGAAGGCGAAGGCGGCTTCTGGATCCGTGAGATTGGCCTGTATGACGCCGACGGCGTGCTGATTGCCGTCGCGAACTGCGCGGAAACCTACAAGCCGCAACTGCAGGAGGGCAGCGGTCGTACTCAGACCGTGCGCATGATCCTGATCGTGAACAGCACCAGTGCCGTCACGTTAAAAATTGACCCTTCGGTTGTGCTCGCCACGCGCCAGTATGTAGATGACAAAGTCATCGAGGTGAAAGCCTACACCGACGATGTGATGAAGAAGCACGTTGATGCGGCCAATCCCCATAGTCAGTATCTGCAAACGGCTAAAGCGCTGGCAGAAATTAAAGACGCGGGGCTGGTGGCGGAGGTTCTTAAAAACCTCGGTTTGGGAGAAGGCTCCGCTTTGCCGGTTGGGGTGCCTGTTCCGTGGCCGTCTGAAATACCACCATCAGGCTGGTTAACCTGTAATGGTGACGCTTTTAGTGCAACTGATTTCCCGCTGCTGGCGAAAGCTTATCCATCGCTTAGATTACCGGATTTGCGTGGGGAGTTTATTCGTGGTTGGGATGCTGGGCGTGGTGTCGATATCAGCAGAGGAATTTTAACATCGCAGCAGTCAACGACCCTAAGAACCGCGATGCTTGATTACTATAACCAAGACGCAACGGGGGCGAATGGTGTAGTCGGTTTAGGATTCAAAAATGAAGATTCATTATTTGATATGCAGCAATATGATTTCAAAATGCCAGATGGAACTAATCCAAATAATTATGAAGGCGCGATCTCAGACAATGGTTTGAATGCAACCATTATTACCACTATAAAATCTGGAATATCGAAAGGTATAAGTGTCAGACCACGTAACTTAGCATTCAATTATATAGTTAGGGCTAAGTAATGACTTATTCACTCCTGCTTCAGCATTCTGATTGAGACAGCACAGGCTGTATGAGTAACTGGTGGAAATATTAAACCTTAATGTAAGATATCTGGGGGCATTGAAAAGATGTTTTGAAAATCATCAATGGCACTATCTCGAACTGAAAGATTGTACTTTTGTTTTGTGACATTAACGATGGTAAAGCGAAATTATTAGCTTGGATGGCATATGCGAATTCAGTAGCCGCCGAAGTATCGACGGCTACTAGCATATACCATCTTTTGATGCTTAGATTGATGTCGAAAAAATTGCTGGGGTAAATAAATTTAATGCCTCTGGCATTTATTTATGGCTAATTTTAATCGCCCCGCCCTATGAAATAAGGAGGTCAACCTTTTTATAGGGAAAACCCTAGCCAGTTTATATTTTGAAAAAGATATATTATTTATTGATATAAGGTAGCCAGGTTTTCGAGTCGGGGAACCCCCCTTGGAAAATATAAATTTATAATGGAGAGAGATTCTTGTATATGTGGAGTCTAAATAATTTAAAAAGAGAATCGATCGCTATATTTACCTCTCCAGATAATGAAGGGACGATTCTAAATAAAGTGATTTAACAGATAGCGACCTTCGCTATCTGTCATTCCAAAGAAAAACTGAAATTATTCCGGTTTTTGCGGCCATAACACTTCAGGTGCTGTCGATACATCGACGGCTCTAACTGAAGCTTTATACATCATCCATGCTGAAAGTCTTTCCTTGTCACTATCGCTTATATCCCCAAGTAAAAGTTCAATCTTCCAGTCCGATATTATTTTATCAATGCCATTCAAAATCTCTTCTCGATATTTCTCTGCACTTATTTTATCGGCCTCACGTTTAAGCAATATATCCTCAACCCACTTCTCACCATCCCATTTACAGAAGTCTGAAGCTGGAACTATTGAAGTGGTATTGGTCGGATAATCACCCAATTCAGTTATAATAAATGGCTTTGCTGTTTCAATGTCATAAACAGTTTCACCACGATGATCGTTGATATACTCCCACGCAGAAAGGTCTTTAGTTCTACAAACCACCATGCCCTCTTTTTTCTCTAAAGGAGCATCGATACACGAATTAGCAGGAAGGCCTACTCCTTTAGCAAGAATTTCAGTGATGGTTGAAAGGTATTCACGTGAAACACCATCATAATTACAAACGCTAATTTCCCCAGCTTTAATAGCGACGAAATCTTTATCTAACTGAGCTTTTAACATTACGCAGCCCTCAAAATATAATTGAATGCAATATTGCGTGGTCTGGTTTCATTGCCACCAGTTTTCTCCATGAAAATGTACGTCCAGGCCCGTAAACCACTTACATTATTTGCCTCAGCGTTTTCGTTATTTTCATCCGTGTATGCGATTATCCGGTCCGTAGGTGTACCATATTCGTTTACAAATCTGTGGTTATGGGACTTAAACATATCTTCTTGGGATGAAAGCAAGTTGCGCGAGCTATCCACACCTCGACCATCATCCCAACCACGAATAAATTCGCCGCGTAAGTCCGGCAATTTCAACCCTGGATAAAGTACAGCCAGTTTAGGGTAGGTTGTACTGGAGAATGAAGCACCATTAGCTTTGACAAAAACCATTCCAGCCATTGATGCAAACAGCTCATTGGGCATTTTTGAATGCGGCCATGCAAAAGGAGAACCGATGAGTGGAGCACCTTCTCCCAAACCGAGGTTTATACGATGATTCAGGTTTCTACATAAGCAAAGCTACGGATGCCATAATGACTAAAGCCCGCAATAGCGGGCTTTAGTCATTATGGTTGTATTGGCCATTCAATATCTGGCGTTTTACTGAGATCAATTCGACTCAGCGCAACACGGTAACGTTTCCATTCATCCAGATGTATGATTTCAGTGTTAGTTGCGATACCAATATCAACAGCATCCTGCAACGGTGCTATCGTCCGGCTGGCCAGATCCATTTCAGTATTCAGTCGGCTGCTTGCAATAAAAATGCTTTCTTCCGCTTTAGTAATCGGCGCGGAAAAAACACCATCGCGCCAGATATCATTCACGTTAGGCTGTTGATCCATTGTGCTGATATCCATCCATATCAGCGATGGGTGATAGAGTTCTTTAGGCTCTATGCTAAGTGAAATAATTTCCGCAACGCGTTCTTCTTCAAGACGAACATAGGTTTTCATTAAGAATACTCCTCAACATAAATCACACCGTGAGATCCAAAATTTCCAATAAAGGGATTTTCGCGAATGCTGCCCCCACCGCCCGTACCGAAAGACATTTGACGGCTGAGCGCTGCGCCTTCCACGCTACGAATAGCACCGCCCCAATAACTCACGCCACCATCACCCGAGCCGCCGCGGTAGACATTATTGTTGTCAGATATAACGCCTGGCGCATCACTACCGTCCCCACCCTGGATATTAATGTCGCCGCCAACTGCTATTCCTCCTCGACCTCCATCTGAGCCCATTGCCGGTGTGCCGCCATTGGCTGCTGTAATAATCCCATTAAAGGTGCTGCTTGTAGCCGAAGAGGTATCGTCCCCTCCACGTCCGACGACACCTGTATAGGTTTTAGTGTCGTCAATATCCAGCCATGCGATAGCCGTCGCGCCCGCACCACCACCCGCACCCCGGGATCTATAATTTGAACCCCAGCCTAGAAAGCCGTAACCACGAGCGCCGCCGCCAGTGAGCGTGATTTTGATTCGTTTGGTGCCAGACGTGGGTTTGTAGTTCACCGTGCCGGGTAGGGAAAATATTTGTTGGCTTATAAAACGCCCCGAAAACCGTTCAGTCAAACCGAGGTTTTGATGAAACAAACCCCTGGCCCGCCTCACCTGCACAATGGCAAACTCCTCACCTTTTACCGGAGGAAAAACGATGCTGATTGGCTATGTCAGGGTGTCAACAAATGACCAAAACACCGATTTGCAACGGAATGCGCTGCAGAGCGCAAATTGTGAACAGATTTTTGAGGATAAAATCAGCGGTAAGACCAGTGAACGGCCTGGTTTAAAGCGGGCGCTGCGGACGTTAAAAGAGGGCGATACTTTGGTGGTATGGAAGCTCGATCGACTGGGCCGCAGCATGCGTCACCTGGTCATGCTCACCGAGGAGCTGCGCGAACGCGGGGTAAACTTTCGTAGCCTCACGGACAGCATCGATACCAGCACACCGATGGGCCGTTTTTTCTTTCATGTGATGGGCGCACTGGCGGAGATGGAGCGCGAATTGATTGTCGAGCGAACGCGTGCCGGCCTGACCGCTGCGCGTGAGAAAGGACGCATTGGTGGCCGCCGGCGCATTATGACGCCGGAAGTCGTTGCCAGAGCGGAACGGATGATGGCGAATGGCGCCACGCTTCATCAGGTTGCACTCGTATTAGATGTTTCAACCAAAACCATTTATCGTTATATTCCAGCGCCAAAACAGCACCATTTACGCGGTTCTTCTTACTGAACGATCAGCAAACCGCAATCGCATGCATCCTTTTCACTGACCTGACACTCTGAGCACACCCACAACACGGAGTGCTACAGATGTCTGATTTTCATCACGGTGTCCGCGTCGTCGAAGTCAATGACGGTACACGCACCATTTCAACAGTTTCAACCGCCATTGTTGGCATGATCTGCACCGCAGAAGATGCTGATGCAACGGCATTTCCTCTTAATACACCTGTTCTGCTGACCAACGTGCAGGCAGCTATCGGTAAAGCCGGCACCAAAGGCACGTTAGCAGCCGCGCTGCAGGCGATTGCTGACCAGGCGAAGCCGGTAACCGTCGTGGTTCGCGTAGCAGAAGGCGCGAGCCAGGCTGAAACCACCTCTAACCTGATTGGCTCGACGGATGCGAACGGTAAATACACCGGCATGAAGGCGCTGCTCAGCGCGCAAACGCAGCTGGGTGTTAAACCGCGCATTCTTGGCGTGCCGGGTCTGGATTCGCTGGAAGTGGCGACAGCGCTGGCCAGCATTGCCCAGCAGCTGCGTGGCTTTGCCTACGTCTCTGCCTGGAACAGCAAAACCATCTCTGACGCCATGAAGTACCGCGAAAACTTCAGCCAGCGCGAGCTGATGGTGATCTGGCCAGATTTTATTGCCTGGAATACGGCAACCAATAAATCTGAAATGGCTTATGCCACCGCACGTGCGCTGGGCCTGCGCGCCAAAATTGACAACGACACCGGCTGGCATAAAACCCTGTCTAACGTGGGCGTCAATGGCGTGACGGGTATCTCTGCAGATGTTTTCTGGGATCTGCAACAGACCGGCACCGATGCCGATCTGCTGAACGAAAAGTGTGTGACCACGCTGATTCGCAAGGACGGTTTCCGTTTCTGGGGCAACCGCACCTGCAGTGACGATCCACTTTTTGCCTTTGAAAACTACACCCGTTCAGCACAGGTGCTGGCCGATACCATGGCGGAAGCGCACATGTGGGCCAACGACAAACCGCTGACGCCAGTACTGGTACGCGAAATCATCGCCGGTATCAATGCCAAGTTCCGTGAGCTGGTCAGTGCCGGCTACCTGCTAGGCGCCAACTGCTGGTACGACGAAAGCGCCAACGATAAAGAGAGCCTGAAAGCGGGCAAACTGTTTATCGATTACGACTACACGCCGGTGCCGCCGCTGGAAGATCTGACCCTGCGTCAGCGCATCACCGATACCTATCTGGCGAACTTCGCCGCATCCGTAAACAGCTAAGGAGCCGGATAAATGGCACTGCCACGTAAACTCAAGGGGTTGAACCTCTTCAACGATTCAAACAGCTATCAGGGCATCGTCACCGCAGTTACGCTGCCGAAGCTGTCACGCAAGCTGGATACCTACCGCGCCGGCGGTATGAACGGTGCGGCATTCATTGATAACGGCCTGGACGATGCGGCACTCGATATGGAGTGGACGCTGGGCGGGATGGATGAGCTGGTATTAAGCCAGTGGGGCGCGATGGCGAACGTACCGTTGCGTTTCACCGGTTCTTATCAGCGTGATGACACCGGCGAAGAAATCGCCGTGGAAATCGAAGTACGCGGTAAGCACCAGTCCTTTGACTTCGGTGAAGCCAAACAGGGCGAAAACACCGAAACCAAAATCACCAGTAAAAACACCTATTTCAAACTGACCTGGAATGGCAAAGAGCTGATTGAAATCGACACCGTCAACATGGTGGAGAAGGTCAACGGCGTCGATCGTCTGGAACAGCGCCGTAAAAACCTCGGCCTGGTGTAATAACAACGGCCGGCGCGTCCAGCGCTGGCCTCTCTTGATTGGGATGGAGAAAAAATGGAACAGCTTGATAAGCCAGAACTGAAAGAAAACCTGGTGGTGCTGGAAAGCCCGATTTCACGTGGTGATGTGGTGATCGCCCAGGTTGAGCTGGTCAAACCGACCGCCGGCGCGCTGCGCGGTGTGCGGCTGGCTGACCTGGCCTCGTCCGATGTGGATGCCCTGTTGATGGTGCTGCCCCGCATCACCATGCCATCGCTGACCAAAGCAGAGTGCAATGCACTGGACCCGGTTGACCTGATTGCCCTGGGCGGCAAGGTGATTGGTTTTTTGTCAGCGAAATCGGCCGCGTAAGCTGGCCCCGCGATCTGACGGTCAATGACCTGATGGCCGATATTGCCAGCGTTTTTCACTGGCCACCCTCAGAAATGTATCCCATGTCGCTGGAAGAGTTACTCGACTGGCGGCATAGAGTGATGATCCGCAGTGGAGTAACCTCAGATGAGTAACACGCTCAAGCTGCAAGTGCTGCTGGAAGCGGTTGATCGGGCTACGCGCCCGTTCAATGCCGTACGTAAAGAAACCGAAAAGCTGTCTGCGGATATCCAGGAAACGCAGGATCGCCTGGACGAGCTCAATGCCAAATCCGCGCAGATTGAAGGGTTCCGTGAAACCCGCAAAGAACTGACGCTGACCCAACAAAATCTTAAAAATACCCGGGCAGAAGCAGCGGCACTTGCCATTCAACTTAAAAACACTCAAAACCCTACCGCGGAACAAACCCAGGCGCTGGATAAGCTGCGTCAGTCGGCTAACGCGCTGCAGCAAAAAAACCTTCAACTGCGTCAGTCAGTACAGGATCAGCGCCAGTCCCTGAACGAGGCGGGAATTTCCACGCGCCGGTTGAGCAGCGAGCGCCAGAAGCTAAATCAACAAACAGAGCGCACGACATCCACCCTCAATGCGCAGGGTGAGTCCATGAATCTGCTAAATCAGCGTCAGGACAAACTCAACCGCACCCGTGAACGTTACCGTGCGGGCATGGCGCTGGCAGATAACGTACAAAGCGCCAGTTCGAAAGCCAAAGACTTTGTCGAGAAGGGTCGCAAAGTTATCGATTATCTGTCACCTGCAAATGAGGTTGTGCAAGCCCGCGCGGCGATTACGCAATCGGGTGGCTCATCGGGTGAGGCAAAAGCTGCAGCACCGGCAGTAGCTAACCTTGCAAACGCGACGCAACGTAGCATGCAAGAAAGCGCGTCTTTGGTGCTCAATATTAAAAACGCGTTCGGCATTGCAGATGACCAGGTTGGTCAGTTAGGCGACGTGCTCTCATCGACCTTTGCCAATAAAACAACCGATTTTGCCGCACTTAAGACGGCGATGGTCGCCGTAGGGCCAGCCGCGAAGGACGCCGGTGTAAGCGTTGGCCAGACTGCGGCCATGATGGGCGTGCTGGCGGAAAACGGTATAACGGGCAGCCAGGCAGGCGCCGGCGCCAGTGCGATGTTAACGCACGTTCAGGCGCCTGATGCCAGCGCAGACAGCGCGCTTAAAGCGTTGAATGTGCAAACCGCTGACGACCAGGGCAACAGTCAGCCCATTTTCGCGGTGCTCAGCCAGGTGCAGGCGGCGTTTGAGAAAAACAAGCTCGACGCTGCCCAGCAGGCCACTTATCTGCAGGCAATATTTGGTGAACAGGGCGCCGCACCTGCCGCAGCATTGATGAAGGGCGCGGCCAGTGGCCGGCTGGATCAGCTCTCTCAGGCGCCCGCTGCCCAGCCGCCTGCAGCAGATGCCTCTGTGGATACTAACCTGCAAGCTATCAGTCAGGACGGCTTATCCGTTCAGTCCGTTCTGACCGGCGTCATGAATATCAATCCTCAACTTTCTGACAGCCTGCTGACGCTGGCGGCCGGTGGGCTGACCTTGGTGGATTCCCTGGCCAGCGTCGGGAACATTGCCTGGCCGGTCATTAGCGGGCTGAGCACCATTATGGCGGGCGTGGAGCTGCTGGGCGGTGCATTTGCCATCATCGGCGGCGCCATTACGGCCACGCTGGGAGCGATCACGCTGCCGGTGGTGGTGCTTGGTGCCGCTATCGCGGCGGGGGCCATGCTGGTTTATCAGTACTGGGAACCGATTAGCGCCTTTATCAGCGGCATCGCTCAGGGCTTCAGTGCGGCGATGGGGCCGATAAGCGACGCGTTCGCGCCGCTGAAGCCGGTATTTGAGTGGTTCAGCAATAAAGTGTCCGAGCTGGGAGCCTGGTTCTCAAAGCTGCTGGAACCCGTGAAGTTTTCTCAACAGGAACTGGCCTCGGCAGGTGAGATGGGACAGCGCTTCGGCAATATGCTGGCGACGGCACTCAAATTACCCGGTGAAGCCCTGAATCAGCTGCGAGGCGGCATTGACTGGGTGCTGGGCAAGCTTGGCATCATCGATGAGAAATCTGACAAGGTGAAAGACAAGCTGCCTCCGCCCAAAATGCGTGAGCAGGATGAAGAGGATGAGGATAACGCGGATGCCCGTCCGGCCGCATCGCGCGCCAGCCTGAACAGCACGCTCAATCAGCCTTTGCCCTCGGTTAACAATTCAAACGTGGATAACCGTCAGCACACGGTCACCAACAATATCTATGCGACAGGTGAGCCTCAGGCGATTGGACAGGCCGTTGCGCAGTATTCCACTGCATCGCTATGGTCCACGTCTGACCATAGCTATAACTCCATGTTTAGTCTGGATTAATTAACCATGATGATGATATTAGGCATGATGCCGTTTGTACGGCAAACCCTTCCCTTCGACAATTTACAGCATGACATTACCTATCGCTGGGCAAAAAACAGCCGCGTGGGGCGTCGTGAGTCGACCCAGTTTTTGGGCGGCGGCGACGATAAAATCAAGCTGTCTGGCGAGCTCCGGCCTGAAATCACCGGCGGCAATGTCACGCTGCTGGCGCTGAAGGCCATGGCCGATGAAGGGCTGGCGTGGCCGCTGATTGGCGGCAATGGCATTATTTACGGCATGTTTGTTGTGACGGATTTCTCGGCCACGCATACGGAGTTCTACAGCGACGGCAGCGCGCGCAAGATAGGCTTTACCCTCAACCTGCTGCGGGTAGACGATTCACTAACCAGTATGTTCGGGGACTTAAAAAGGCAGGCGGAAGAACTGCAAAACCGGGCCAGCGACGCAGCGCAACGGGTCGGCTCTGTTATCAAAAGCGCCACCTCTGCGCTGAATGGAGGGCGCTGAGATGAGCGATATCGTCCCGATTCCAGTGCCCCTGCGCGTCGCGCCTACGCCGGACTTTACTATCAAAATTGAGACGAAAGATAAAACGGAAGATATTCGCCCACGGCTGATTTCTCTGAAGTTGACGGACAACCGCGGCCTGGAGGTCGATCAGCTGGACCTGGTACTCGACGACAGTGACGGCCAGTTGGTCATGCCGCCCTTTGGCGCGAAAATAGTCTTAGAGATAGGCTGGAAGGGGCAGCCGCTTGCAGATAAAGGCTCCTACATCATTGATCAGGTCACCTACCAGGGCGCGCCGGACACGATAACGGTGGTCGCCCGAAGCGCCGATTTTAGCGGTTCGCTCGATGTTAAAATCACTGATTCGTATCCAGACATGACGGTTGGCGAGGTTGTGGAGAAAATCGCAAAACGTAACGGACTTACCTCCGACGTGCGGCCGGAGATAGCCAAAAAAAAGATTAAGCATATCGATCAGACGCAGGAAACGGACGGCACGTTCATTACCCGGCTGGCTATGCTGGTTGGCGCGGTGGCGGCAATAAAAGATAAGACGCTGCTGTTCTTTGCCCCCGGGAAGGGCGTGACCGTGAGCGGACAGCCGATTCCACTTCTGAATCTGAACCGACAGGATGGCGATAAGTATGAGTACAAATTGTTTAAGCGCGACGATTACAGTGGCGTTGAAGCAAAATGGTACGATCAGAAAAAGGCGCAGCAGAAAGGGATAACCGTCAACACGATACCGCCAGCAACACCGGCGGTGAACCCTGTCCATCCGGCGGCCAAAAATATCCCCACAATCGGGCAACAAGACCCGGGAAAAACCTATGTTTTTGGCAGCAATAAGAAGCTGTTCGTACTGAATACGCATTTCAGTAGCCAGGAGGAAGCAGAGGAGGCGGCTAAAGCGAAGTGGCAGGAACTGCAACGCAACCGGGCTACGTTGAAGATCCTACTGGCACTGGGCGCTGCAAAGCTGATTCCTGAAACGCCGGTCAAAGCCCAGGGCTTTAAATCGGTCATCGATAATCAAAAATGGCTGATTACCAATATCGTGCATACCCTCGATAAAAGTGGATTTACCACCTTGTTGAACCTGGAGCTGATGGTTGAAAACGTGGATTACGTCTTAGTGGAAAAACAGGTTGATTAGATTAAGTCTAATTTAAGTTGCTTTTTGTTTAGTCTTTGGCTAATGTTGTCGTATGCCAGAGAGGAGAACCACCATGATGCATTGCCCAAAATGTCAGACCGCCGCCCATACGAAAAGCAGTCGCTACGTTTCGAAAGAGACGAAAGAACGTTATCACCAGTGCCAGAACATTAACTGCAGTTGTACCTTTAAAACCCTGGAGAGCGTGTCCGGGATTATCGTCGAACCGGCGCAGATCAATACGGTGCCGATGATGGCAAAAGGCAGCAATAACCCCTCACCGCAGCTGCTGTAAGCCCAACCCGCGAAAGCGGGTTTTTTTATGGCTGCGGCCTGGATAGGATCGCTGAGAGATGAGGCTGAAGGCCAGCGAGCCGTTGACGTTTAAGGGGGCGACAGCGCCCTCTGGGAGTTCTGTTAATAACTGTACGGCGGGGAGGGCGCGCGGACCCTTGGGGACAATGGCAATAACTGTACGGGAATGAAAAGATTTCAGAAGTGTCAGCACGACAAAATATATGTCCAGTGAATGGAGATGAATCGTGGCGGTATTTTCGGCAGAAGAAACTCAGGGTTATAAAGCATTTTGGCACTGAGTGTGAGTCAACAGTGATATTTTAAATTTTGCATGCGAATTCCCTTCTTCCCTGCGGAAGAAGGGAAGGGTCCAAAATCAGTGAACGATATGTGTAAATTTGCTCTCAATCATCACCAGCCCCGACTCTGTTCGCACAAAGCGAGGCGCGGTTAAGTCATCAGCCATGATGTTAACCATCTGGAATAACAAGCCTGTGATATGTTTTTGCAAGTCTGCCGGGGCCTGCTGATTCAGCAATACTAACGTTAACGCGCTGCAATATTGCCGCATCTCTTCCGAGTCTATCAAATCCTTGGTGCGACAGGCTTTGTCATCACCTTTCTCCAGCGTGAGGCGTTTAATCAGGTGTTCTGGCAGTGGCTTGTCTAACAGAACTTTCAAGACTTCTAGTGCAGCCAGCAGACGACCGCACAGCGCCATGCGATCTACAATATCGTTACATTCCACCAGGGCATCGACATAGCGCACGCACGTATCCAGCACCTGAAAGAGATCGTGCGTGGTGCCGAGCGGCGTTTTCAAGAGGTTTGAGATCGCAGATCCGATAACTGGCTGAATGTCCACGATTTGATGATGAGCGGTTGTGTTACTATCGGTGTTAGCCATAGCGTTGTTTCCTAAAGAGTGAACGTTGTGGTTAGACGCTCCGGTATGTGTTGCATCACTGCCGGGGCGTTGCTCTCATAAAAGGCCTCATGTTAGTGTGGTCTTTTAAAGGATTAAAATGAGGGAATAGGTCAATACATGTCAATCATAATGCGTGAAAAAAAACCAAAAGGTCGAGGCAAGTCCCCACAATTTCAAATGCGCATTGATCCCGCCTTGAAAAAACAGCTCGATGCTGTTGCAACTGAAGAAGGAATTAGTCTGGCAAACTGGTTGAAGAATCTGGCGAGGGAGGCATTAAAGGCAAGGGGAATTGAGCCGAAGGGGTGAGATTAATTTGTATATAAATTAGTTAATTATTATCAAGTTAGGTTTACAATGTGACGTTTTTTAGTCATTATATTTTACATGCATATTGTTCCATTCGTGGTAGTGGTACAAGTATATGTATGTTTTTTACAAACGAAAATTTATTAATAAGCCATCAAAGCAGTCGTTTGGAGATACGATGCTTATCATGGCGATTTTAATTACGTGAACGCAAATGAAAAAATTTGCGTGCGATATATATCGTGGCGATAGCCAGAACGATAGATAAAACACCCATAAAAATCATGACTGACAATAGCGGGTTTATAAGGCCACCGAAGCTAGTCATAAAGCCTAACCACGAAAGATGCTCAGAAGAGAGTGTACGCAGAATGATCTCGGGAATAACCAAAAAGTAAGTAATAATCGTAATAGCATAAATCAGCACTTTTCTTTTTTTACTCATCTTGAGCCTTGCCCTACGCGGGGTTGTTGATCAATCATAATGAATGGATGATACAACAAAGGCGCATAGAATGTCACAAAGCTATTTTCAGCTACAGATGCAGTCAAAAAAGCAACTGGCTATATCGCTCACAAATTCTCTCAGGAGTGTTCATGATAACTTGATTTCAACTATTAATGGAGTCAAAACGGGCGGGCAGCGCCTTATAAACTACGGTTCATGCTTAGTGCCTGACGAGTATTACCGTAGCACTTGTAGGGATATGATAAGAGAGGATGAGCGCCTCCTCTTGGCTGTAGGGGAGATTTACCGCAGACAGGATGTTGCTGCTGATATGGTATCAATATATTTTAAGAAAACTCTCAATAAGATTGACAACAACAAAACAGACGAGATTGCTTCATTCTTGCATCAAAAAATGGGTTTAATTGCCAACAAGGCTGCGAGTAAAGTTAGCAAAATGGCTTTAGCTCTAACTATTACAAAGTTTATAGTTAGCTCAGGTGATTTTAAAGAAACGCATATCAGCATGGTTAACAAATTTGCGTCATGGTTTATTACCGGAACGACTTTATATTCAAAAGCTCAACTATCGGCTTTAGCAGCGAATAATTTGAAGTTCAAAGATCCAGAGTATTATCAGTTGCTATACAAAGAAAATCTTGAAATGCTATATTATACGATTGAACCCTACATGACTAAAATTATCTATCAAATAAATTCTGGTGACAATAATCCAGAGAAAATAGCTGATGCATTGCATGAGATATTAAATAAATGAAGAGTTTTTTTTTATGGTTGCTTCAATCATTTTTTTATCTTGTACCAATTATAATTAGTTTTGTTGGAGCATATATCATTGTAAGATTTGTAACGTTTTACCCAATGATTTTTGTTCTCGCTTGGATCGTTATAGTTGCTTATGTATATATACGATACAGTAAGTGGGTGTGATTCTAAATAAATTATAAATTTCTAATCTGTATGTTAATTCAAACACTATAATGTAATTTTTTTGTTCGATATATTTTTTTAAAATTAAATCTTTAAGTGCCTTACCAAAAGGCACAATAAAATACCGATAATCGGTAAAATATGTCTCCCTTAATGTTGGATAGAGCGGTCAAAAAATTGTGACTCCCAAGTTTAAATGAATTAAATCAGTAAGTTGCTGATTTTTTTCTTAAGGCCGATTAGTGATTAAAATTGGCACATAGGGTTGCGCTCTGCTGCCATTTTTAGATGTTCTTTGTAAACTCATGTTATCGGCATTTTAACTTGAGTTAAAACTCCAATAAAACCAATCAAAGTAAATGAGGGTTAAATGGAAAAGCTAAGTGACATGGAAGAGTTAATTGAGAGCATAGTAGATATTAATATGAAAAGTTATATGGGAGAAGCATTAACTTGCTTCATGCTGCGGGGCTTACGAGCAAGTTACAATGCTTGAGGAACTAAAAAAAATTGCAGTGGCTCTAAGATATAAAACTATCCATTTCCATTATAGCGATTAAAATAGTCTTTTTCTTTTTGGCTAAACTCATCATCTTCATTCAGTAATTTCAGCATGGCCTCTTTTTCTGCATTTTTCTTACGCCTGATTATAATAGCTGCTTTTAACTCTGATAATGCAACATCAAAATCACGAAGAGAAATAGCCGATAAAAGAGCAATGAAAAGTAATGCGATAGATAAAGAACCCAAGTAACGGGAGTAAGTAGCATCATCTTTTAGTATGTTAAATAGTACTATGACTGCACCGCTACATATATAATAAATCACCCATAGCCATATTTTTTTAATGAATAAAGATGTTTTTATGCTTAATCTACTAGTTTCAATAGAGTCTAGCCCGTCATTATCTATAATTTTCTCAAATTTACCTTTTAAAAACCATGCATATGTCACTAAAGGAGTCAAAAGCCCCCCGCTGACTACTAACTGGAACCAACCATTCAGATGTTCAATTCTACTCGGCTTCGAAAAAAAACAAAAAGAGCCAAGTAAAATAATCAAAAACAAAACAGTCCTGATTATATTACTGAGCTTTAGCATCTAGTTCGCCTAACCGTATCTGCTCTGTCAACCACTCATGAATCTTCATATACAATTCCTCAGGATCAGCTATACCATTAGTGAATTTAAGTTTTATTTTTTTGCTAATAACTAAACTATTACCCTTTATTTTTCCAACTTTATCAAGTGTTAATTCTACATCATCTGGATGGCTATGTCTAAGAGCTTGACTGATGTTATTGATTAACTCTTGTGATGTTTTTTTTGCTTTGTAATTATAACTAATCTCAACAGAAACATTAATGTTGCCTTTGTCTATAGCATCTCCTGAAAAAACTTCATCAGTAAGGCCATAATTCTCACGCTCTCTATCAGTGAACAAAGCTTTAATGATGTCTAGCCCCATTCCTTTTGGTTTTACTTTAACGTGGTTTGCTCTAATCGCTTCTGTTGTTACTATAGTTCGTGCTGTATCAATGGGGACGCCATCTATGAAATCAACCAAAGGCGTACCAATTTTTACTTTTTTTGTATTGTTTTTAATTATTTTATCTCTTTGATTTTTAGGTAGTTCAGCATTGAGCATTACTGAACCTTTAGTTATGACTCCTGCTGCTTTTAATAACCAAGTAATATATTTTTCAAGTTCTCTTGTCCGAAGTATTGATGATTGAATTACAACAACATGATTTTTTAAAAATGCCATATGCATAATTGAATCTAAAAATTCACGTCTTAAACCATCTTCTGTTACTGGTGGTGCTATTTGGTCAATGGATAGAAAAGATGCGTTCTCATCAATGGTGATAATGTTTTTATTTGCTCCATCGCTATAACGAACCAGTTCATTGAAAAGTAGATTCCACCTTTCAATTTTATTATTCATGAAGTGGCGAGCCTGTTGGACGTCGCCATCCTCACCGTCATGGCTATCCACGCTAACAATCTGGTATCGCTGTTTTACTGAAGAAAGCCTGCTTAGCGCTACAGCCACCATCTCCTGAAGAGTCTGATCTACATTTTCGCCAATAACTTTAGCAATGCGGTAATGGAGAGTTTTATCTTTATATTCGATAACGGGTTCTTTGCATATTGTATTTTTCTTAGCCATGCGTAAAATCCTTGTATTTCAACAAAGCAAGTCTGAATTAAGAAGGTCATTATTTTCTAAGTACATTACTACATATTGAAAAAATCGCAACTAATCTGCTCTTTAGGACACATCAAGAATGTTCTCTGCTAATTTTGAAGCAGCGAAATACGAAGTGAGTAAAATCAGTAAGTTACTGATTTTTTTATTTTCTTCAGGCCGAGTAGTGATGAAAAGTGCTACACAGCGTTGAGCTCTGCTGCCATTTTGCTGCCAATCTTGGCGATGACTGATTTTCAACATAAGTTCGGCGTATGCATGATAACTTACAAAAAGTGAAAATGTCTGTTGAATGAACATTATAGCGAAATTTAAATTCAATAATTTACGTTCAAATAGTTAAAACTACTAAAAGATATTTTTATTTATAAATTTCCTGTATTAATGTGATTTTTATAAATACTATGCTTATAGCTTATCATAATTTAAAGGGAGATTTAATTGTGAAGACTTGTTTTGTCGTTATGGCTATCGGGGATCAAACTCACAATGGAAAACTTATTACTGCTGCCGAACTAAGAGATAGATATAATGGTTTGATCAGGGAGTCAATTGAAAGTATTTCTGAAGAAATAAAAGTTGTGCGCGCTGATGATATATCAAACTCCGGTTCGATAACCTCTGAGATTTTCAAAAAATTAATGTTATCGGACTACGTTGTTGTTGATTTGACATACCCTAACCCTAATGTTTTCTATGAGTTGGGTCTTAGGCATGCAATAAGAAATAAAACAATTCTTATTAAAGAGAAGGGAAGTATTAACGCACCATTCGATATTGCCGGGTTAAGGTATATAGAATATCAAGATACAGGATCCGGTTTAAAACAACTAAAGAGTGAGCTTTCAAAAGTTTTTTCTGTTTACGATAATAATCCAAGCCATTTGGATAGCGACTTTTTATCATTGGCTCTTTCAATGGGTATGTGTTTTCAAAAAATTTCACAAAATCCTAAGAGAGATGCGAAGAAAAAGGCAATGCAGGCTATATTGAAAAATAAAGGACTAATAGCTGCGGTTAGTAGCCCAGAAGAAAAAAAATTAGCTGAATTACTCGCTAACGCTGAAAATTTGGATGAAATTATTGATGGGCTTGTCGATTCTGGGGAGTTGGATGAGTAGTTACCATATGATCCAATGGTCTGTTCAATAAGGAGTACAAGTGGATAGATTTGAGCAAAAACTTGAAGAAATGAACTTCATTCTGAAAAAACATAATCTAGGCTTAATCTATGATGTTAAAAATGATAGGGGGAATGGGCTGTTATTACCTTTTTTTTGCATGTTCATGGATTCTGTTAATCAAGTTAGATTAGATTTTTGTATAACCACAGAATTGAGTATTAGATGCGGTATTATCCATCATGAAAAGTTAGTTTTCATGTCTTACGGTACGTTCGATAGGCTGTGTAAGTTATCTGAGCTTATTGCTAGGTCTGGTGTGATTACAGTCAGAGATATGCCTTTAAATTTTCATGATCTTCATTTTGTTGCTAACCCATTTGTAGGTTTTAATAATGAAGAGCGTGAGGAAAATGAATTGGAATCTCATTTCTTTATGTTTATTCTTGAATGTCTGATGCTCTTCATTGTCAGCCATGAAGTAGGTCATTTTGTTAATAATCATGGTAATCGTGAAACTTTACGTGATTTCGATGGAATATTCGATGATGTTTTAGGACATAGAGAGATTTCTGAAGCAGAGTTAATAGCGAGCCATGCCCGTGAATTAGTTGCTGACTGCTTCGCTCTTAATATTGTCAGAAATCATATTGAGTCTGTTTTTGACCGAAAATCCGATTACCTTAATAATTTGTTGCCAGTTTTTGATGGTGAGAAAGGTGGGGTGTTACTATCTTTATTAATTATCATGAGCTATTTTAAACTTACGGATGGGCTATTCCCCCATGAGCACTTTAAATCAACACATCCATCAACGGGGGCCCGAGTCCGGTTTATTCTTTCTTGTTATGTTGAGTCATTGGTGAGTGATGAACAGATAGAAGAGTTTACTCCTTATTATAATATTCTTATGATGCAATTGAATTCGATATTTGAATTGCTAGGTTATGATTCCGAAAATACATGGTTAAAAAGCACAACCTCTCCCGAAATGACTGAATGGTTTGATAAGGTTTATATTGAGTACCCAAATTGGAAGGCCAATTAACTTTTGGTGTTTAACTAAACGGAATTAAGTGGATTAAGTAGAGTAGCTTCAGACAAATAGTCTGGCGCAAAATGCGCATATCTCATTTTAAGTCTTCTGCCTCACGCCATCGTGCGCCAGTTGCCAGGCAGATTTTCAGAATGGTAGTTAAATCTTTAGATCGGCTGTTCTCACATTCGGCGAGGAAGGTTCTGATTTCTTCAATGGTGAGATACGCCATTTCCGATTCGCTGATTTTAAACTCGCGCACGTTCTCTAACGGGTTTGGTGCGGTCCATTCATTTAACCGCCATAGCTCATTAAGCATCGCCTGGAAGTACGCCAGCTCTAAATTTACTGTGCGAGGCGTAACTATTTTTACTCGGTTGGGGCGAGTAATTTTGCCGCTTAATCGCTGCTCACGATAAGACGCAAAAATTTTCGCGTTAAACTCGGTTGCGAGTGGATTCCCCATCGCCTCGCATGCGAACGCTATAGTGGTTCGTCGCTTCTCGCCGTCCGCCAACGTGATGCAGTGCGTGTTGAAACACAACTCAACCAGCTCAATTACCCGCCGCTTATCTGCTTTTTCTCCCAGCCAGGGCTTATCTTGAGCCTGTTCTTTTACGAACTTCTCATAGGAGTGTGCTTCGCCCTTCATCGCAAACTGGCGGCGAATCAT